GCCGTAATTCAGCGGTGTATGCTGTGATATTCCCATGCAGAAACAGTCCCACGGTGCCAGTCCAATATTCGCTGCAATGGTAAGATACACGCCGAAGGAATATATAAAGAGACCAAGCAACACCTGACACAGCCTTTTCAGAAGTTGCCGAAGATAAAAGGTGTTGATATTCATATAACTTTTGATTTCACCTTCAATTGATAGTGGACTGATGCCGAAAATTCGGGTATAATGCGCTCAGAACGCATCCATCTGCGATTGAGTTGCCTTATACGGGTAATCATAGTCATCATTATCCTTTTCAATGAACATCTCGTTGACCATCCCGATGGTGAGCAGATCAAGGTCGGATAAACCCAGCCCGATCTGCACACATCGGAGAAGAAACAGCGGCGTTGTCATCTCGCGGTCAACTGGGCGAGATTTTTTTTTGATTCTGCCTGCGTCTCCAGATTTACGCCCCAGAGCTCAAAGAGCTGCGGCAACACCTCGTAGATGGAGAAGGTGTTGAACTGTTCCAGCCACTCGTCCGGGCTGTCCGGAACACCCTCCGGATCGGCGTGCTTTGCCATCGTCCAGGCGATATTCTCGAACACCTCAAGGCTCTCGATACCGAGACCGGAATTCTCCTCATCGCTCTCGTCAACAGAATTCTTCAGCGCAGAGAAATCCTTGAAGATGTCCTTGCGGAACTTGGCACGGTAAAGGCGAGGCAGTGTTGCGCTCGCCTTGAAAGGAACCTCGATGCCGTCAACAGTAATTGTTTTTCTGATAGCCATATTCTTTCTCCTTTATCAGTCTGTTGTTGCTGCGGCTGTGCTGCCGCCCTTTGTGGTACTTGCGGAACGTGTACCGGTGCTGTTGTTGGTGGTCGCCGCAGTCGGGATATAGACGGCGCTGTACCAGTTGTTGTAAGTGTTTTCATCCGTGCTTTCACAGGTCTTGGACTTCACCAGACCGGAAGGCAGTGCGGAAGCCTTCAGCGACAGCGTTTCTGTCTTGACCTCCTTGCTCTCCTCAGTGGTCTGACCCTCAGTCGCGGGACGGGATGCAGAGCAGCAGTACAGCACATGACGGATGTGATTCTTATCTCCGTCAAACTCGAACAAAAGCGCGAACTGCGATGTTTCGGCATCGTTGCGTTCCACAAGGACACCCTTGCTGTCGAGCTGTTCACCGAGGATATCGGTTGCGAAATCGGTGGTGATGAGTGCAATTTCGAGGTCACCCTCATAGCCTGCGTTGTTGTTGATAACGTAGTAAACGGTGTTGTCGGCGTAGAAATTGTCGTTCTCGCCGTTGGCGTCAATGCTCAGCGAAACAGCACCGGGCAGACGCACGGGCGTTGCAAATGTCGGCACACCTTCGTCCGACCATGCCGTGATCTTTGCCCAGTGAACCTTGTTCAGACCGAACTTGACCTTGTTTTTCTTCAGAGCCATATTCATACCTCCAATGTGTACAGGACCTCATAGAGCCGTTCGCTCTCGATCCATGTTTCAGATTTTGTATAATAAATATTGTGCTGATGCAGTACTTCCTCTACACGCTCCTCTGAATCCGGGGATTTTTCATCGGTGTAAAGCTCGATGTGCAGCCGCTTGAAGCTGACATACATCAGGTTATCCGCACCGAATGTATTTTCACCGGGAGACAGAAACAGCGTGAACGGAGGATCCGGGCTTTCACCCTCTGCGAAGTGATGATACGCAAAGGGCAGCCCGATCTCCTGCATCATCTCGGAAATTTCTTCGTAGGTCACGATAACTCCTTTTTGATGAGCGTTTCGAGCATATCAGCGCCGTTTGCTTCGGCAGGAGCGATATGCGGGATAGCCGCCACACGGCCGCCGCCGCGTTTTGCATGACCGTGTTCGAGGAGATGTGCGATCTGATAGCGGTCTTTGCTGTGGACGGTCATTTCCAGTGTGTGGCTGTTTTCCTTCGTTTTCTTTGCTGTCCAGCTTCGCTTGTAGCGACCGGACTTCACAGGAGCTTTTGCGGAGATCTCATTTTTGACGGCAGTCGCTGTCTTTCTTACAGCTTTTTTCATAGCGGCATCTGCAAGATCAGCGTATTCCTCCAGGCCCTCCATGATCTCCGCAGCCATATCGTCAATAGATGTCATCCTTTGATCCCGCCCTTCGTGATTCGCAGATCAGCTTCATATAGTCCTGCGTCTGATAATTCGGCACAATGCCCTTGATGTCATAGTCAATACCTTCAAAGCGGATGCGGTATACGGTAGAAGCCATCTTTTTTGTCTGCGGAGTCTGACGGATAATGACCTCCAGCTTTTGTATCTCTCTGGTCACTCCGGTATTTGTTTCCTCAGCTGCACCGCCGACAGTATTGGATACCGTCACAGAAGCCCAGAGGGAGAACACCTCCTCCCACCGGGCTTTGTGATTTCCGATAACATCTTTTTTGACATGGTTTTCGAGGACGGCGATTCGCTGATTCAGTTTCCCAATCTCCATCAGACCACGCCCTCTCTTTGTGCGAATAACAGCGCCCGCAAGGTAAGTGTCAACGCATGATAGTCAGCAGTATTGCGGTTTTCATAGAGGTACGAAACAGTATACAGCATAGCCTGCCGGGAGGTTTCCTCATTTTCCGCTAACTGTTTTTCGGTCATGCGTCCCACATCCATCACGAGCCGCTGTGCCGTATCGATCAGAGTGAGGATGAGCTTGTCATCCTCACAGTGGTCAACACGGAGGTAGTTTTTTGTTTCAGGCAGTGAGATCAGATTCACTTATCTGCCCTCCGTTCTTATCAGCCGTTGCCGCCGGTGTTACCGCCAGTTGTACCGCCGCCCGTGGTGTTGGACTTCGTACCTGCCATCTTCAGCACCTTCACGGACTCCGGCAGGATCAGACGACCGTCCACACGCTGTGTGGTAAGGAAGCCAACCTGATCGGTGCGGGCATACAGCTCGTTCAGACGGCGGAAGGTGCGGTTCTGACGGTCAGCCACCCAGTAATTCTTCATGTCACCGAAGAGTAGAACACGCTCGCCCTTGGCGATACCGGGCATGAAGGAAGAAGTGCGGATGGGGCGGCCGAGCAGCGTATCCGGCTTTGCAATGTCGAGCGACGGCTTCCAGAGGTAGTTGTCGTTCTTGTCCTTCAGCTTCATGAGCTGAAGCAGGATGGTCTCATTGCAGACGAACTGTGCGTTTCTGCGGTAGGGAGACTTCAGGCTGTAATAGAGGTCGAACACCTCATCAAAGGTGATCGCAGTCTGGGATGCCGCAGTGACACCCAACTCTGCACCGCCGGTCTCATCGAGGATACCGAGGGGCTTCTTGTCGCCGTCACCGGTGAAGAATGCACGCTCCTCGGCATTGCCCATTGCCACACCGAAACGTGCTGCGATATACGATGCGAGGTCGAAAGCGGAGTCGTGCAGAAGCTCGTTGCTGATCTTGATCATTGTACCGAGCTTGTATGCGGAGAGGGTTGTCTGACCGAATCTGGTGTCGGTCTCCGGGATCTCCTCACCCTCATCGATCCACTGCGCCTCCATCGTATCGTTGGCGATAGGAATCTTGCGGGTGCCGGAGTTGGTCTTGATGACTGTTGCCATCTGGCGGAAGATGTTGTTCTCTTCCAGTGCCTGAATCAGACGGCGCTCGAACTCGTCAGGGACAGTGTATCCGCCCTCGGTGTCCTCACCGACAGAGAGCGCGTTGCGGACTGCAAGCTGATCGCCCTTGTTGCGGATCATGTCCCAGAAGGCGGACTTGTACTCGTCGGTTGCGGTCGGGTTGGTGGGCGGCGTATTCTTTGTGCCGGGAGCGTTGGTGACGGGCTTGCTGGTCGGTGCGGAAAGTGCCGCATCAAGGGCTGCCTGCTGCTCAAGACGCTCGATCTCAGCACCCAGTGCCTGCACCTCACCGGCCATTTTGTTGTACTGCTCCACTGCGGAAGCCTCCACGAGACCGTTCTCGCCACGGTGCTTTTCGAGAAATGCCTTTGTCTGCTCCCACAGGGTATTACGCTTGCTGCGAAGTTCCATGATCTTGCTCATATTATTTTCTCCGTTTCTGCCGGATATCTCCGGCGGTCATAAAAATACAGCCTGCTTATCTGAGAAAAGCAAGCTGCTGTTTCAGGATTTCATACGGCATAGAGCCGTCTGCGGTTTTGCCGTCCATACCGATCACAGGCATTTCCGGCGCTGTAACTGTCGGTGCGGTCAGCCCTTCCTTGGAAGGTTTCTGTGCATCCTCTGCATTGCCGCCATCGGACGGCTCTGTGCCTTCCGGTGCTGCGGAAGCGGTGATCTTTCCCAGAATGGTCTGTCCCATGACACGGGTACTGTACTCCCAAAGGGCATCGCCGGTGTCCAGCTTAAACGGCTTCTTTTCGGTCTCTTTCTTTTCATCGCCCTCATCGTCACCGCCTTCCTGATCGGGCTTTTCAGGCTCGTCCGGATCGTCAGGCTCATCATCCTTCTTGTCCGGCTCGGGCTTTTCATCGAACAGAATCTCATCTGCAAAGCCCAGCTCGACTGCCTTTTTCGCATTGATCCATGTCTCATCGGACATGAGCTTACTGATGCGGTTTCTGCTGAGTCCGGTTTTTGCCGCATATGCGTTGATGATGCTCTCCTTGACCTCGTTCAGCGTAGCAATGGCTTTTTCCATGTCCTTGGCATTGCCGAAAGCAATGGTAGAAGGGTCATGGATCATGAGAAGAGCGGTGGGAGACATCTGCACGGTATTGCCTGCCATAGCGATCACACTTGCCGCTGATGCAGCGATGCTTGCGATTCTGACAGTAACATTGTGCGGATAGTCACGGATCATTGTGTAGATCTCCGCAGCGGCGAAGACGTTGCCGCCCGGTGAATTGATCCAGAGCGTGAGGTCGCCGTCCTCGGCATACAGCTCATCTCTGAAATCCTGCGGCGTGATCTCATCGCCCCAGAAGGAATCCGAGTCGATCGGTCCCTCCAGGCGGAGCACTCTGCCGCCGCTGTCATCGTGAATATAGTCCCAGAATTTAGGCATTTATATCCCTCCGTTTCGTATTTTCTTCCTGCGCCTTTTCCGCAGGAATCTGTCATCGGTCGATTCTTCATCCGGTTCGTCCTGTTCCTCTGTATCTGTCTGCTCCGGCTCGTCCAGATCGTATGCGGCACCTGCATCCTGCAGCTTATTGTAGCTGCCGTTGAGGTAATAATCATCACCGCCGAGATCGTGCGGAATAAGATCCATGTTTTCAAGCCTGCGCACATCATTCGGGCTCATAAAGCCGTTGCCGACACCGATCGCATAAGCGTTCATTCTGCTCTGATAGTCGCCGCGCATCAGGCCGTCCACATTGAATTTCGGAAAATATACATCCTGTTCCTCCTCCAGCAGAAGGTCTTTGATGATGCCTTTTTCCATGCG